CCTAACCTACAGAGGTGACAATTCGACCGAGCTTTATAAATATCAAAAAAATTTCCGGAGGTAAAAAATGGGCGTCAAATGGATTCATAAGGATGGGTACTCAAGACCTGATAAGCGCACACTTCCTAAGAAAGGTATTAAAAAGAAATGACAGAAAAGAAGGAACAAGAATTTCCTTCTCTGATTGAGCAAGGAAAAAATCTTGCAAAAAGTGCAACAGAAGTTATCAAAACATCAATTAAAGGAACTCCCCTATTTGCACCACATGAAGTGCAGAAAGAAAGATGGGATATTTGCAATCAATGCGAATTCATCAATAAAGAATTGAATAGGTGTACTGCATGTGGGTGCAATCTCAATATGAAAATATCTTATTCTGGAGTAAGCTGCCCCAAAGAAAAATGGCAGGCATGGACCAATAAATGAATATATAAAGTGATACGTAGGATAATAAGTTCATGCAAAAAATTTATCACATTTATGCAAAAGATAAATGTATAATGCATTCAGTTAAAGAAGAAGAATTTGATATTGCTTGGGAGACTTTAACTCGTATGGTTGGAATTATGAAGACAGAATATTCTGTAAATGATCTATCATATGAAGAACTAGTATTGCGAAAGGAGTTGGAGGCTTCTTATTGAAATGAATGATTTTCATGATAATATGTTTACAGTTCCTTTTTTACATGTTGAAGTAAGAAATTGGAACATTAAAAAGAAGCAATTAAAAGATCTTTATTATTCAACATTGGTTGTTCACTCCATTGATAAGGGCGAATATGTGAATACCAATTACCATACATTGGATTTAAAGTCTCAGAATTACAAATTATATTTGAATAATATTCAAAGTATCTTAGATGAGGAAATCAAATATTTTAAAGACTATTTTAACATTCAAACTCATACAATGAAAAGTGCTTGGTTTGAGCAAGCACTACAATATCAATTTCATGAAGTTCATAATCACGGAACAACCGGATATAGTTCTGTGTGTTTTATTGACTATGATACATCTGTTCACACTCCAACAAAATTTCTTTCTCCATTTGATCATTTTCTAACTGGAGAACATATGTTATACACTCCAGATGTAACCGAAGGATCTTTAATTTTCTTTCCATCTGCAGTTAAACATTTTACAAATCCAAACACATCAAATCAAGAAAGAATTATATTATCATTTAATTTAGATCTTAATTGACATCCGCATATATACATGGTAAAATTGAACTGAAAGTTATTTTCTCTTATGGCAAAAGGATTTACTGTTAAAGCTCCTGCTCCAAAGGTATCTGAACCTGAGTGGGATTATGATAAAATTAAAGAACGGATGCGTGGGAAGTCAATTGTATTCTGTCTTCCTGGAAGAGGTTGTTCATATCAGTTTCTGAAGTCATTTGTACAACTGTGCTTTGATATGGTACAGAATCAAATGAGTATTCAGATTTCTCAAGATTACTCATCGATGGTAAACTTTGCACGTTGTAAGTGCTTAGGTGCTAACGTACTGCGTGGTCCTAAGCAGATTCCCTGGGATGGTAAACTGAATTATGATTACCAACTGTGGATTGATAATGACATTGTGTTTAACACAGAAAAGTTCTGGCAACTCTGTGATTTAGCTCTGAGTGAAGACAGCGAAGGCAATCTCGTTGATAGAGAAATCACCGCAGGTTGGTATTGCACAGAAGATGGTCACACAACCTCAGTGGCTCACTGGTTGGAAGAAGATGACTTCCGCAAGAACGGTGGTGTGATGAATCATGAGACATTGACCACCATGGAAAAGCGTCGTAAGCCTTTCACCGTAGACTACACTGGTTTCGGTTGGGTCTTGATTAAGAACGGCGTCTTCGAGAATCTTGAGTATCCCTGGTTCGCTCCGAAGATGCAGGTCTTTGAATCTGGGAACGTTCAGGATATGTGCGGAGAAGATGTGTCCTTCTGTCTTGATGCAAAGGAAAAGGGTTTTGAGATCTGGTGCGATCCTCGGATCCGTGTTGGTCACGAAAAGACTCGTGTAATCTGATGTTTGATATTGTATACCGAGGGAGAGTCTTATACCGTAATCTCACACATGAAGAGTGTGCTGAGATTCTGGAGGAACTCTCCCAGAAGTATTATGAAGACGAAGAGTTTGATGTAAATGATTTAGAATTAAGGGAGAGTACTTATGGCTAAAGTTGGATCTTCGATGAACAAGAACTTTCATGTTCCTGGACCTCCGAAGAAAACTCGGCAGGGTATGAGTAAGATGACGCTGACCTCTGCCACTTCTCGCAATGGTAAGCAAAAGAAATACAGAGGGCAAGGTAAGTAATATAGATAGAGCAGGGATCTTACCCTGCTTTTTTTATTATATTTTATGGCATATTTAAATCACAACTTACCAACGATCACTTGTTATATTCGCAATGAATTTTTGTATAATCATAAAAAAGGCCATGGTGAGGTAACTTTATGCGATGTACACTCCGTAGCGTCCTTAGAGAAGCATGTACCCCTCTTTGAAGCGTTTTTAGAGAATGGGGTAAACTGGACACGAAGACCGATTCATGCATTTTGTTGGAAACCAGATGCACCTGTGCCAAAGTTAGAAGAGTGTATGTGGTGGGATTGCTTTTCTCCTTATATTGACGTTCAAGTTCGTGCAAGACTGGCTAACTTACGTGCTGAACTAATCAATTATCGTGGAGAAAAGAATGAAGGAACTTACTTGTTTACTCTTGATTGGTCGTGGGAATCAAAATCAACATTGAATACAAATTTTAGTGAGACTCCAGAGCATAAATGTGCTCATGTCTTTAAGATGGACAATGGAAATTTCTATGCATATCCAAATAATAAGATCTTATGGTATGATGATGCATGGACTAAGAACAGAATTACTCAAAATCCAGGTTATGAAATTGACTTAACAGAGTATTCTGTCGAAAATCGTAGAAAAATTGAGACCTCGGACGATTTTATGTACGATGTTACAGAAATTCGGGATAGCAACCCCGTAAAAAGTTCTGATTTTAACGAATCAGGAGCTAAAAACGATGGCCAACTCGCCAATTGACAAAGGAAATGACTTTATGAAGTCGGGAATGACACTCATTACCGAACTTTCTTCAGAAAAATACCTTCAAAAAGTGAAAAAAACTAAAGAATATGAAATTCCAGATGATCGCTACTCAAGACCATGTGGTGGATCTGGTGGATTTGACGATTTTGTTGAAAGATGGCACGAATAACCGCTGAAATTGCGAATAAATAAGATAGATTTATTACATCTTCATGCCTGTCGAAAGGGTAAGTAAAGGTTTTAAGGACATTAGTGCTTCCTTTCAGGTAAGTGCATTGAATTATGACCTGATTGCACTCAAAAATGAGAGTGCGATTGCCCGTTCAATTCGAAATTTGGTACTTACCCTTCCAGGAGAAAAGCCTTTTAATGAAGATTTGGGTTCTGGTGTCTCAAAATCAGTTTTTGAGAACATGGATAACATTTCTACAACGATTGTAAAGGAAGAAATTGAAAATACAATCAATAATTTTGAACCAAGAGTTAGATTAATTGATGTGAATGTAGAACCAAACTATGATGGCAACGATTTATACGTTACAATTCAATATGAAATCATTGGAATTGATGTTTTACCACAGCAACTGGCATTTGCATTACAACAAACACGATAAATGACACTCATAAATTTTAGCAATCTCGATTTCGATCAAATTAAGAGTTCTCTCAAAGAATATCTGAGAGCAAACTCAAATTTTACTGACTATGATTTCGAAGGTTCTAATTTATCAACGATTATTGATACTCTTGCATATAATACATACATTACTTCGTACAATGCTAACATGGTTAGCAACGAAGTTTTCATTGATTCAGCAACTTTAAGAGAAAATGTTGTTTCTCTCGCAAAAGCAATTGGATATATTCCAAGATCGAGGAAGTCATCAATCGCAACCGTTTCATTTTTTGTTGACACTTCTTCTTTACCAATTACACCATTAACATTAACTCTTCAGAGAGGACTTGTTTGTACAAGTTCTACAACTTTTCAGGGACTGAGTTATAGTTTTAATATTATTGATTCTGTTACAAAACCTGTTGTGAATAATATTGTAACATTTGACGCAATTCAGGTTTATGAAGGAACATATCTTACTCAAACATTTACTGTAGATACAAATAATCCAAATCAAAAATTCATATTATCAAATGCTGGTATTGACGTAAGTTCAATACGAGTTGCAGTTAGAAATACTCAAAATAGTACTGTGACTCGTCAATTTAGCCTTTCAGAAAACCTGATTGATATTGGACCAACATCAAAAGTCTTCTTTATTCAAGAAATTGAAGATCAAAGATACGAAGTTATTTTTGGTGATGGAATTTTTGGGGTAAAACTTGAGAACCTTAACTTTATTGAAGTTTCTTATGTTGTAAGTAATGGTGAAAATGGAAATGGCATATCTAACTTCGTATATGCTGGAAGACTTTTAGATAATAATGACGCTTCAGTTGTAGAGTCAATTTCAGAAATCACAACTGACATTGCATCAAATAATGGTCAAGATTTAGAGTCTGTAGATTCAATTAAAAAATTTGCTCCAAGAATCTATGCTTCACAAAACAGAGCTGTAACCGCTGCTGATTATGAAGCGATTGTTCCTATGATATTTCCAGAGACAGAATCCATCTCCGTATATGGTGGAGAAACATTAAATCCACCCAGATATGGAAAGGTATTCATTTCAATCAAACCTTATAATGGAGACTTTTTATCAAGCATTATTAAGGATCAAATTAAAACTCAATTAAGAAAATATACCGTCGCAGGAATTGTTACTGAGATTATTGATCTCAAGTACATATTTGTAGAATATGAATCAACAGTTTACTATAATGCAAATTTATCTCCTGGTGCTGGAAATGTAAAGTCAATTGTTGAAGCGAATCTTTCAAGATATTCCGATTCAACAGAGCTGAATCGATATGGATCAAGATTCAAATATAGCAAATTCCAAAAAATAATCGACGACAGCCATCCATCAATTACATCAAACATTACAAAAATCACAATGCGTCGTGATTTAAGTGCAAAAGTAAATGTTCTTGCGGATTATGAATTGTGTTTTGGAAATCAATTTCACATTAAAAATTCAAGAACTGGATATAATATCAAATCCTCTGGATTTAATGTTGATGGAATCGTAGATCAAGTTTATTTTGGAGATTTACCGGGATCAAATGAAAAGACTGGAAGTATATTCTTATTTAAATTGAATTCTCTTACAGAACCAGTTATTGTTAGAAACAATGTTGGATCTATTGATTATGAAAGAGGTGAAATTAATTTATCTCCAATCAAAATTACAAACACTGTAAAAATGAAAAATGGATTGAAGATTGTTGAAATTTCAGCAATTCCTAAATCAAATGATGTCATCGGGAAAGAGGATCTTTATTTGCAACTAGATATTAATAACAGTATCTTAAATATGCAAATAGATGATATTTCATCTGGCGCAAATATTTCAGGATCAACATATACTGTAACATCTAGTTATACAAACGGCAGTTTAATCAGATCATAATATGACACAGACAAGGGTAAAGACGAGTTTAATTGTTGAAAATCAAGTTCCCTCTTATATAAGAGATGAATTTCCCATGTTTGTTGAGTTTTTATCTCAATATTACAGATCTTTGGAATATCAGAGTGGCCCATCTGATATTTTACAAAATATAGATCGATATGTAAAATTAGAAAATCTTACAAATTTAATTGAATCCACTACTTTATCTGCAGACATTGAGTTTTTTGATACGACAATATCCGTTGATTCTACAAGTGGATTTCCTGATTCATATGGATTACTTTTAATTAATAATGAGATCATCACATATGAATCAAAAACATCAACAACATTTGTTAATTGTATTCGAGGATTTGTAGGAACTACATCATATCAAGATCCTGCAAATTATGATCAACTTGTTTTTTCAGATTCTGAAGTAGCAGAGCATTCTTCTGGAGAAACTGTTACAAATTTAAGTGTTCTTTTCCTAAAAGAATTTTTTACAAAAGTTAAAAATCAAGTTGCTCCTGGATTTGAAGTCAGAGAATTATATTCAGAATTAAACGAATCCTTTTTTATTACTCGTATAAAAGATTTTTATTCTTCCAAGGGATCTGATAAGTCTTTTAAAATTCTTTTCTCAGCTCTTTATGGGGAATCTGTATCTGTAATTAAACCAAGAGATTATTTAATTCAACCATCGGATGCCCAATACTATATCACCAAAGATCATGTTGTCGAGGCAATTTCTGGTGATCCTATGAGTCTCTCTGGATCAACTTTGATTCAAGACAAAACAGATTTTATTGCTGGAGCTAAAAGAACAATTTCAAAAGTAGAAAGAATACTTAGAGGTGAAAGAGAATATTATATTATTAGTCTTGATTATGATCAAGAAAAAGATGTTAACGTTTCTGATTATAATTTTGGAGAATTTGCAATTCATCCAAAAACACAAATAGTAACAACTGCAGGAATTGGTGTTACAACACTTGATGTGGATTCTACCGTAGGATTCCCAGAATCTGGAACATTAATAGCATTGGTTGCAGATGATACCACAATTTCGATTACTTATAGTGAAAAAACACTCAATCAATTTTTAGGGTGCTCTGGAGTAACTTCAGAACTCTCAGCATCTCAAGAAATTGCTCTTGACGCATATGCTTATGGAACGGTTGGTATTTCAACAGATAATGTGGTGAAAGTTAGAATCACTGGCGTATTGTCAGATTTGCAAATTTTAGATGATAATTATTATCAAGAAAAAAATGATGTAATTCAAATTAAAACATTAGGATCAAAACTAGATTCACCTAAAGCAAATAATTGGTTTTTTAATGTATCCGCACGGTATGATGTTAAAAGTTTAGAATTACTTGATATTTCAAATTTTACGTATAAGGTAAATCTTTTTGACGAGCACGATTTTGTAATTGGTGATTCAATTACACTTATTTCTTCAGATAGTAGAGAGTTTTATGGAAGTATAATTCCAGAAAATATTACTTCAATTTTTACTTCCAATGTTTCTGGATTTGATAATAAAACTTCATTTAATATTTCTGGGCAGGGCCAATTAAGCACAAATTCTTTTTATACTGTCAGAAAAAATATTTCAAAGGTATCTACAACAAATTATGCCGAAATCGAAAGATTTTCTTCTAATATTCAAAACATTTACACAGATTTACATGATTCGTTATATTTAGCTGCAAATTCTTTACCAACATATTTTAATAGACCATTAACAATTACTGATCGTACAATTACTTTTTCTGGAACTTTTTCTGGAACTCAATTAGTAATTGGAACTCATGGACTATTAACTGGTGATGCGATTGTTTATAATCCTACTGATAGTTCAAATAAATTAGATTTGATTAAAGGGATTTATTTTGTAAAGAGAATTAATTCTACAACGATATCTCTTGCAAGAAGTCGTCAAAATATTTACACTCAAAATTATATTTCAATAACAGGAACAGTTACTAATAATAAATTTTTCTTCTTTGAATTTTCTGATAGATCTTTAAATCTTGAAAGAGTAAAACCACAAAAACTTATTCGAAAATTATCAACCCCAATTAATGATGGATTGGAATATGAAACGGAAGGACATACGGGAATTTTTGTTAATGGTGTAGAATTATCAAATTATAAGTCAAGCGATTTAATTTATTATGGTTCGATTTTAAGAATAGTACCGACTTCTCCAGGATCTGGATACGATCTAATGAGTCCACCAGTTTTAACAATTTCCGATGATTTGGGAACTGGAGCTGTTGCAATTTGTACAGTAACTGGTGCATTAAATCGAGTTGATATTGTTGATCCGGGTTTTGATTATCTGGAAGATCCAATTATCACTATTACTGGTGGTGGAGGAACAGGTGCAATCGTAAAACCAAATCTAATAGAATTTGATCACTCTGTAACATTTAATTCATCTGCCTCTTCTTCACAAGTCAATACCACAAATAATACTATTGGGTTTGGAACTTTTCATAAATTTAGAGACTCTGAAGAAGTCATTTATGATACTCAAGGAGAAAGTAATGTCGGCGGTATTACAACCGGAGCAAAATATTATGTTTCCGTTCAAAACGGGACAACAATTAAATTGCATAATACTTTGACAGATGCTTCTGTAGGTATTAACACAATTAATTTATCCTCTTTTGGAACTGGAAATCATAGATTTTTATCAGTAAATAAGAAAAAGAAAATTGGATCAGTATCAGTAATAGAGAGTGGCACTGGATATGTAAGTAGTGGATCATCTATTCAATTAACAATTAAAGGTAGAATTGGTGTTTCAACCTTAACAGGACAAAATTTCAATGCAGTTTTAAAACCGATTTTTAGAGGAGAAATCACCTCAGTTTCTATTATTTCTGCTGGATCTGAATATGGTGATGAAGAAATCTTAAATTATCAAAGACAACCAACATTCACTTTAAACAGTGGATCTGGAGCTCAGTTGGTAACGGTTGTATCTGATGGAAAAATCAAACAAGTTTTTGTAACCAATAATGGAAGCGGTTATAATTCTCCTCCAAATTTGGTTATTAATAGCACTACTGGATCTGGTGCTGTTCTTACACCAATTATTAATAATGGTCAATTAGTTGAAGTAAAAGTTATATTTGAAGGAAACGGATATTCTGAAGGAACGGATATTGATGTTATACCTGCTGGAGCAGGAGCATTATTTGAAGCATCTTTAACATCTTGGAGAGTTGATACGGTACAAAGATTATTACAATCAAATCAAATACCATCCGATGATGGAATTCTTCAAAGATCATTGAAAGATTCTTATGGACTTCAGTATACCCATTCATATGCCGCAAGATCTTTAAGAATCTCTTCACTTGCAACACAATTTATTGCAGAAACTCCAATTTTTGTATCAGACTTACAAACTTCTGCAGGAGCTGAAATTGAATCATCCACACACTCTCCTATTATTGGTTGGGCATTTGATGGAAATCCAATTTATGGACCATATGGATTTGATTCCTCTGGTATTGTTAAGAGAATGGTTTCTGGATATACTGTATCATTAAGTCCAGATAGACCAAGCACTTTATTATATCCTTCCGGATATTTCGTTGAAGATTATATTTTTACAAACAGTGGAGATTTAGATGAACACAATGGAAAATTTGGACCAACTCCAGAATTTCCAGATGGAGTCTATGCATATTTTGCTACCATAAATTCTATAAATGATTCGACTGGACCATTCGCATCATTTAGAAGACCAGTATTCCCATATATTATTGGAAACACTTATAAATCAAAACCAATAGCATTTAATTATTTGGCTTCATCAAATCAAGATGAAATCGATATAAATGCTCAAGGTTGGAGTAGAAACACATATTCATATCACTTTACTAATGCTAGAAGTTATTATGATTTTGTCATAGACTCAAATAGAATTAAAAAGCAATTGTCAATTGTAAAAAATGCAACAAGATCTGGAATTGATTCTATTGGTATCGTAACTGGAGGAACAAACTATCAAGTTGGTGATCAAATTGTTTTTGACAATACTGGAACTGGTGGTTTTGGCATTTCTGCAGAAGTTTCTTTCCTTGAAGGAAAAGAAGTAAACAATGTTGGAATTGCAACTTCTGTAATTGAAGGAATTCAAATGATTCCCGTATCTGACGGAAAGCAATTTATTGGATACGCGACAAATCCTCATATTTACAATAACAATGATTTAATAACTTTTGCATCAACTGGAATTAGTACCAGTGGAAAAATAAAAGTAGTTATCAATGAATTATTATTGTCTATTGGAGTTGGTTCTACAGGATATACTGGAATTGTAACATATTTTAATGTAAATGGAAATTTAAATGATGTAAAAGAAAATGATGTATATCAAATTCTTGGTGAACAAGTAAAAATTCTTAACGTAGATACTCTCTCATCAAGAGTTAGAGTTGCACGCAATTATAATGACACCCAAGGTATAACAACAATTGCTGCTGGAATAGCAATTACTGAAAGAACTAGAAGATTTCAATTGCCATTTGGAATTTCAACTTCTACGTTTAATTTGCAATTAAATAAACAAATATATTTTGATCCAAAAGAAACTATTGGATTGGGAACAATTGCTGGCCCTGGAGTAGGATATACTCTAAGTTTTACAAACCCTGGAGCTGGAATAACTCAAATTAATATTCCAACCAAAGCTTTATGGATACCAAAACATGGTTTGGAAACTGGAACGGAATTGATATATGCTCACAATGGTGGAACTGCAGTTTCAATATCTACAGATGGAGTATCAAGTTATCTACTTTCAAATAATTCTTCAGTTTATGTTGCAAGACTTGGAGATAATTTGATTGGTATATCAACAATTAAAGTTGGACTTGGAACTACTGGTTCTTTTGTAGGAATTGGAACAACTGCTTCCTTACTCTTCTTTACGAGTGTTGGAACCGGGAATACGCATAGTTTTACTACAAACTATCAAAATACTTTAAAAGGAACAACGACTAGAAATTTAGTCACAGTTTCTCTTGCTGCAACTCATGGACTTGAAATAGGAGATTCTGTTAAAGTTTCAGTTCTTCCTGGAGTTGTAACAAGTTTATATTCTGGAACCTATGAGATTGTTTCTACATCATCTACTCAATTTGCATATACAATTTTAAGTTATCCAGAGGCATCAAGTTATTCATCCTCCAATGGGGAATTGAAATATCAAACTACATCCGGAACTGCTTATGGTCCAATTCATCAAACAAAATTAAAATCAAAAGGTTTATCATATAGAACTCTTCCATATATTAAATCAATAACAACAGGTATTGGAACAAATGCAGTTTTAGTTCCATATGGCACTGGTATTGGGTCTATTAATAGAGTTGAAATTCAAGATATTGGATTTGACTATCCTTCAGATTTAAGTTTAAGGCCAACAGCAAAAATTCCAGAAATTTTAGAAGTAAACAATTTATTTTCAATTAAATCCATAGGAGTTACTTCAGTTGGAAGAAACTATATTGTAGCACCAGACTTAATTGTTATTGATCGTTTAACAAGAGAAATTGATCAAGGTGTTGATTTAGAATATAATCTTGGAGATACTCAAGTTTCTATTCTGAAAAATTCAAGATCTGTCAATAAAGAAACTTCAATAGTTTTCCCAATAAACAATAGTAATGGTGTTGGAATCAGTACGATTAGATTTATTTCTGCAAGTAAAGATGTTGTCGTAACACTTGGATCCAGTTTTAGTAATGCCACAGATTTCCCCTTTGCAATTGGAGATAAAATTTTAATTGAAAATATTAGTGTTGGTATTGGATCGACTGCCAAAGGATATAATTCAGAAGCTTATGGATATGAGTCCTTTACAATTGTCAATATAGATCCAAATATTGGTGGAATTGGTGCAACGGTTTCCTATAATTTAAATGGAAGACTATCGTCAACAGAAATTCCAGGAAACTACGATCCAATTAATTCTGCAGGAAGAATAATTGCGGAAAGAGATATTCCATCATTTTCAATTGAGTATCAAAGAAATGAATTTTTTGATGGAGAAAATGTATTTTCACAATCATCCAGTGGAGTTATAGAAAATTGGGATGAAAATAATAATACCGTAAGAGTTTCCACAAGTCAAGGATTTGTGCAAGGTGATACTTTAGTTGGTGAATCTTCTAAAACTGAGGCCGTAATTAATCGAGTAATTAGTTTTGATTCAATCTATTATGTCAAATCAAATTCAATAGTTAAAAAAGGTTGGCAACAGCAAACCGGATTTTTAAATAATGATCTTCAAAAAATTGCAGATAATGATTACTATCAATATTTTTCATATTCTATCAAAACAAATACTCCATTTAGTGACTGGGATGATGTAGTAGATGATTTAAATCACCCCGCAGGATTTAAAAAATTTGCAGATCTTCAAGTTGTATCTTCTCCAGATTCAATTGGAATTGGAACAACCGCAGAAATGGAAATTGCCACTTTGGCCGAATTGGATTCTACAATCGATACTCACTGTATATCAGATTTTGATCTCGTAACAGAAAATAATATTTTTGTTAGTAATAGATTTGCCTCAAATCAAATTAACTTCAATTCAGCGATTCTACAAGATTATTTTGAGTCGGTTGGAAATAGGGTTCTTAATATTGATGATCTTTCTCCGCAATTTAATAGTAATCCTAGATCAACTCCGTTTTCAACGATTGACACATTTACATTATCCGATAATCGTTATAGAAAATATATTACATTTGTAAGAGATTTAGTTTTACCAGAACAAAATCAAGTACTATTGACATCATTACTTCACGACAATAATTTTGGTTATTTGAATCAATATGGAAAAATTTTCAATCAAGATGATTTGGGAACCTTTGATTTTAGTATCGCTGGTACTGAAGGAGCTTTAGTATTTTATCCAGTTTTTACAGAAGAAAATAATTATGATATTTCATTTTCAAGTATTAATGTTTCCGATGTTGTTACATCTACTGGAGAGTATAACCTTGGAAATATTGTCAATATTAAATCTTCAACTGTAACGATTCCTGTTGGTGTTAGCACTGCAACTACAATTGTTGGAATTGCATCTACGTATAGGGCTTCTAAAGTTTATGTTGTAATTGGAGCAACAGATGGTTCTTTCTATGAAGTCGATGAAATTAGCGTTCTCCATAATGGAACTGATGTAGAGTTCTTAGAATATGGGCAGTTAACAACTGGTAACTTATCTTCTTTCAGTTCACCAGGAATTGGAACATACAATGCGTATTTGTCTGGATCCAATTTAAACATTGATTTAACTCCAGATGTTGGATTATCTACAGCACACTTTGTAAATACTGTTCGCGTTTCAATTGCAAATTCATCTGCAGTTGGAGTGGGAACAACTGTCATGTATGATAGTTTCCTTACCTCAACATTGACAAGTATTGCTTCATCAACAGCACCAGGAGTTTCTACGGTTTCTGAATTTTCATTAACTGGAGATGCTGCATACTATATTGCAGTTGTTGAGGACTTGACAAATCAACAATATCAAATGTCTGAGTTAGTTTCTCTTAAAAATCAATCAAATGCTTATGTGTCAGAATTTGGATTTGTACAAACAGACGGAGATCTTGGAAGTTTTACAATTGAAAGAGTTGGAGATAACACCCGACTACACTTTACTCCAAATGCAAACATTGAAGCACAAGTAAGAGTCTTCCAGCAGTCGGTTCATTCATCTGAAGGAAATAATTTTACCAGAGAAATATCATTGAATAATGCATCGATTGCTGCTGGAAATGGATCTTATGAAGGAACTTTAGTTTCCACGAAAAAAGAATTTAATCTTACAAGCAATCAACTCCCAATTTTTGAAAGATATGCATTAGGATCTGATTCTAGTATTGTTGATTTAAGTTTAAACGCAGTTAAAATTCCTGGACATTTCTTTGTAACTGGAGAAGAAATTTCTTATGAATATACTTCATCAGACACAACCTCAATTAATGCTATTGGAATCGCAACCACTTCCGTTGGTGTAGGAACAACCGATAAACTTCCAAGAACCATATATGCAGTTAAATCCGATAACTTATATGTAAAATTTGCAAAATCGGCAGCTGATGCTTTATCAACACCAGCGGTAACATTTGATATCACAAGTGTTGGAATTGGAACTTCCCACGTCTTCAGATCTAAAAAACAGAATGCAAAAACTTTAATATCAATCGATAACGTTATTCAGTCTCCTATCGTATCTACAGCAGTTACAACGATAACTTCTAGTTTTGTTGGAGAAATAACCAATTTAGTGACATTATCTGGAATTACATCATTCTTTACCGGGGATATGATAAAAATTGGTAATGAAATTATGTTAATTGAAACTCTTGGATATGGATCTACAAATGTTGCAATTGTTCAACGAGGATGGTTGGGAACTGGAATTGGTACGCATAGCACTGGTAGTCTTATTACAAAACTGAACGGAAATTATAATATTGATAATAATACCATTTATTTCTCAACTGCTCCATATGGACAAGTTCCATTTACTAGTGTATCTGATAGAGGAGATGAACAAGATTATGTTGGATTGATTACTGGATCTACGTTTAGTGGAAGAGTTTTCTTAAAATCAGGTAATGTCAACTCAGTTGATGATACTTATTTTTATAATAAAGTTTTTGATGACATTTCTGGATCATTTAATGGTTCGAATAGTGTTTTTACATTAAAGTCTGAGGGATCCAATATTACTGGAATTAGCACATCAAATGCAATCGTCTTGGTAAATCAAATTTTCCAAGGTCCAGAAAGATCCACAGGATCAGTTTTAGTTTCTGGAAATTATGACCTTTCTGAGTCTGCTGGTATTACTTCAATTACTTTCACAGGAACTCAAACTCAATCTTATGATATTAATGCAACATCTTTACCAAGATCTGGTATTATTGTTTCAGTTGGATCTACTGCTGGATTTGGTTATCAACCACTAGTAAGTGCTGGAGGAACGGCCATTGTTTCTGTGGCTGGAACTATTCAATCTATTAGTATTGGAAATAGCGGTTCTGGATATAGATCAGGATCTCAACCAACGGTTCGAGTTGGAGTTATCACACAAAGTACAGGAACTCCAAATATTACTTATGTTGGTGTTGCATCAATTGGAACGTCTACAACAAATAAAGGTAGAATTGTGAGTATTGCAATTACAAACCCCGGTGTTGGATATACTTCATCAAATCCTCCATTAGTTGTTATTGATGCTCCATTATCATATAGTAATATTCCTTTAGTTTATAGTTCTTCATCTCCAACTGGATTTGGAAGTGGATCAACCGTTGATATTGTCGTTGGCCAAGGATCAAGCGTAATCACTTTTGAAATTAAAAATACTGGATACTCTTATGGTCAAGGGCAAATTCTTACCGTTGGAGTCGGAGGCACTGTAGGAATTCCTACAGATATTGCCCTAACATTCAGTGAGTTCCAAATTACTGTTGATAGAACTTTCACAGATAGTTTCTCTGGATTATCTATCGGAGATCTTCAAGTAATAGATCCTTTTGATTCGCTATTTGATGGTGAGACCACGGTGTTCCCACTAAAAATTAATGATACTTTAACTTCTATTAGAGCTAGAGTTGGTTCTGGAATTGATATTCAATCCACATTATTGGTTTTCATTAATGATATTTTACAAGTTCCTGGAAAGGGATATCTATTTTCTGGTGGAAGTTCGATAACTTTCCCAGAACCACCGAAACCAGAGGATACTTCAAAGATTCTTTTCTATAAAGGTAATGGTGAAGTTGATGTAACTTTTGTTGATATTATAGAACCAATTGAAGTTGGAGATGGACTGACTATAATTGGTGATACTATTGATCAAATTGAAAATGAAAGAATAGTATCTGAGATTCTTTCCAGCAATAATGCCAAAACAAATACCTATTTTAATCCAGGTCTTAGTTTAAATCAAAGTCTAATTAGACCAGTTACGTTATGTTATCAAACTCAAGATAAAATTATTGATGGAGTTGAAATTGGAAAAAATAGAGTTCTTTACGAACCAGTTATTCAACCGACTACAAATATTATTCAAAGTGTTGGAGTTACTTCCTCTGTAATTTTTGTAGAGAGTGTCAAGACATTTTTTGATAGTGCTAATGAATATGCTTTTGCGAATACTGATCCAAAGAAAGTAATCATAACATCTCAAGATACTTTAGTGGCCGCTGCTGCAACCGCTGTCGTATCTGCTGCAGGTACAATTTCTTCAATTGTTATTAGTAATGGTGGAAAGGAATATTCTACCGCACCAGAAGTAACGA